CTCACCTATCCATAAGATCCTCAAAAAGGATAGCAGATGACCTTGCAAGAAAAGCGACGTGTCCTAAGTGTTGATCATCTCGATCATATCAATTGGACACGCGACACGAGAGTCCCGGGGTATCAACAATACTTCGAGGAACATATCTCGGTCTTTTCGCATCAAATCACAAGGTCAGAAGGGCACGGGTGGCCAAAAGGTCGATCCGTGCGGGATGTAGGTGGTCCGTTTGACGCTGTCAAGTTGACTTACGAGCAGCCCCAAAAGGGCACTTATGAGATAACTCGACGGCCGTTTACCTTCACCGAGGAGTACCGACGATCTTCGTGGGTACCTTACTCTGTGGGGTTTTACGGGTCACCTTTCAATAAAGAGTTCCCGACTTTTGAAGAATGCGCCGCGTGGGTGAGTCCGACCTCTTCGAGGACGAACCTTACTTCACTCGGTAGCAAACTGATCAGTCAGACTCTCCCTACTAATCCTGTCGTTGACGGTTCCGTCTCCTTGGCAGAGCTTTTCAGAGAGGGTATTCCCTCGATGTTTGGCGCTGCGCTAGACATTCGAAACAAGGTAGCCTTCTTCCGTTCTCTTGGTCCAGAATATCTGAACTACGAGTTTGGTTGGAAGCCCCTTGTCTCTAGTTTCCTTGATGCCGCGAAAGCTGTGACAGAATCTGAAAAGATCCTGACCAACCTAGCTAAGCATTCTGGAAAGGAACTGCGTCGTCACCGACTCCTTCCAATGGTCCGCGAAACCGACATTCAAGTCCAGGACGGGATTAACCCAACCTGGATGCCGGGGTCGTGGATTTCACCTGCTGCACGGCTTAGCACCACCACAACGACTACTCGCAAGCAGTCGTTTTCTGGTTGCTATACGTATCACTATGATCCGGGACAAATGAATGAAGTCTCGAGGATAGCGACACAAGCAAGGCTCCTCTATGGCCTCGAGCTTACGCCTGAGGTACTTTGGAATCTTGCGCCGTGGTCATGGCTTGTCGACTGGTTTGCCAACGTCGGCCCGTTGTTACACAACGTGTCGTCGTTCCAGTCGGACGGCCTAGTGATGAAGTACGGATACGTAATGGAAGAAGTTACCAGAACGATCCGTCGGTCAAATCGAGCGAACGTATTCATAGGTTCGCACCCTTCAACCGTTGTTGACGAGTTTCACGGAACGTGGAAACGTCGAGAACAAGCATCACCTTATGGATTTGGATTGAATTCCATTGACTTTACAAACAGACAATGGGCAATCCTAGGCGCTTTGGGCTTGACCCTAGCTCCTGGGAACCATTAGGTTCCCGTCCAGCGGCTATTTGTACGCCGCTTTACCGGCTGCTCCCAAAAGGAAGCATTCGTCAAACAAGGCCCACAAGGCCTATTCAACAAACCGAAAGAGTAATGCCCATGTATTCTGACCCACAGACCGTGACCGTTTCAGGTGTCGGAAAGACCCTGAACCGTACCGGATCCACCGCCACTGGCGGCGAGTTCGCTACTGCTGACCGTGCCTACCAGATGAGCGTTGCTCATCAGTATGGTCGTCGGACGCGTCACGTCGTGAAGCTCAAGTCGGATTCGCTTGTCGCGAATCCTCTCGTTGCTGGACAGAACATCAGTCAGTCGATGAGCGTTGCGCTCACCGTTGACGTTCCGCCCGGCTACGACACTGCCACTGCAAAGGCCGTCGTTGACTCGCTTCTTGCGAATCTTTCGGCGACCAGTGGCGCTAACATCACCAAGCTTATTGGTGGTGAGAGCTGAGCCTAGAGGTCATATGGGCAAGGATCTAGGCACCCTGAAAGGGGACCATGTGAAAAGCCCTATGTTACTCTGGAGGATGCTCGCCCTAGAACTAGGCGAGCGATGCCGCGTTTGCACCACGCGCGATGAACAAACTGTCGCGCGACGAGTCAAACATGAGGGGCTCTCGTTTCCTACGATTGCCCTACCTGACTTCGGCAAGGACTTCGATGAAGCCCTTGCTTGGGGTCACGTTGATCACGACCACTTCGTCGGTTTCCGACGTCATGGCGGTCTCCCCCGATTTCTCGGAGGTTTCCTTGATCTTGTGTTTGACCGTACAACTGGTGTTCTACTTGATGAACCGAGC